CTTGTATCCATAATTTTTTACACCTTTCCAAGATTATAATACGTGAGCAAATCAGGTATTTCCGGACATGCTCCACCTTCGCTTGCAGGTCTTTCTGCAAGCTGTTTTTTCACTTCTTTTTCGATATCCAGCTCCTTCAAAGTGTAGATATCTTCCGTAACCAATTCTTTATCTGAGTCTTCAATTTCAATATAAGTATCTCTATCGCTTGGGAAGATATACCCTCCAACCGAGATTTCCACTCGATATTTTCCGCTCGGTAGAATACTATCTAAATTAAAATTGACAGAATGGCTAGTGACGGGAGCAATTGTCTTCCACCTACGTTGTCCCTTTGTTAGAGTAATAACCGCATCTTGACCCTCAAACGAGTTCATGACACGGTAATTTTCATCTAACAATTCAAATCCAAAAGTGGAAGACAAATCCCCTTGTTTAATAAGGTCGCCACCATCAATTCGAGCCAAATTGGTTGTATTAACTCTACGTTTGTTACAACCCATTCTGCGCCCCTTTCTATCTATCATCTATTAAGATATCTGTCGTAATATCCAATTTCTCAAAATCGCAGTATAAACGATCTATGTATCCATTACCTCCTAGAGTTTTATAGCTTTTGTGCATACTTTCTACTAGTGAGAATTCATCTCTAGAGGTATATCCTCTGTTAATAGCCCGTCGCATATCACGGTCAAGGCGCAACTTCATGGTATTTAGATGCGCCTCATCGTGAATTTTTAATTTTTCTTGCACTTCGTCGATTTTGGAATTGCTATCTTTAGCGGTAGTCTGGACATCTTTAATCTGTTTCTTAACATCGGTTAGTTCCGAAACGATTTTCTCCGTCTCTTCTTTGGCTTTTTTCGGCAATTTGTAGCTAAGCCAAGCGATGATAATTGGTGAAGCCGATGGTAGCACGTTCATGAAGAAATGTTCTATCTGTTGTAAGACGTCCATAGTTACCCCCGTTATTGGTTAAGCGCAACTGTTGTAGCAGAAGGTTCTGAAACTGTAGGAGTCACGGTAGTAGCCGTAGAAACTGCAGCTGCTGGTGCGACAGTTGTAGGCTCATTTGGTGCTTTCGGTGCATTAAACTTCCAAGTTGCTAAAACGCCATTTTGGTAAGGTGTTCCTTCAAGTTGAGCAAGGGTTTCTCCTTGATAAGTAAAGGACTGATTGGTTTGAATCAGGATGCGTTTACCTTCTCCATTAACTTCGACATGACTAGGGTCCTCAACCGCAAAGATTGCACCAGGCTCGTAAACTTTTCCGACTTCAGCGAGCGGGAATAGTTCAACCATCTCTTTGTAGGTCGTACCGTAAGATACTTTTTCACCCATAATTGAATCTTGAGCCATCACTCGCACTACTTTATTAATGAGGTTCGCAAGTTCTTCAAGATCATTCTGCTTCGCTTCTGTTTGAGTCGCTTTCTGCTCTGTCTCAGCCAGTTTCTGTTTAGCCTGCTCCAATTCAGCTTGTGTTTCTTGCAGTTTCGCTTGAGCTTGTACAATCGCAGAGGCAGGGTCAAGTTCTGCACGAACTTGCTCTAGGACTGCTTGAATGATTTTTTCATCAGATTCGCCTAGACGATCTCCATCAAGTTCACGAGTGTAATACGTGAAAGGCTGTTCCTTACGAATAGTGACTACTGTTTTGTCAACTCGAAAAAGTTTGTTTTCTACTAAAAATTCCATGTTATTTACTTCTTTCTATAATTTATTTTTTAATCCAAACGCCGTACTTTTATTTCGGTTTTAACCAACTTCCTGTGATAATTAAATCTTTGGTTTCTCCCTGATAGTCAGTATTAAAATGCCCCACGATTTCCTGATCTCGATAATAATGTCCTTCTACATGTCGGACTTTATTATTAAAATGTTTTTCAAGCGAGGTAAAGTTATATCGCTCTCCAAAGAACTCATGATCATCACTATAATTTTTTCTATCTAAAAAAGCATATTCTTTTGGTAGTTTGAATAAACTTTTGGTATAAGATGCAATAGTTGTTTTTGACTTATTAATTGAATCTTTATCAATGAATGCAATGAACGAAATCCAGTTACCGATAACATAAATCTTATTCATTTCTTCCGTTGCTAATTTTGAAGGCATGATACCAGGTATAAATTGAATCGGAATCACTTTCATATCCAGCCTGGGCAACACCTGCCAGCTTCCCCAAACACCATTGACTTTGGTTCTAACCGCAGTAAATGTATTTGCGTTGTCTACTGCCTGCTGCATAACGTTCTGGCCATCGATTTTCGTGACGGTCACATAGAGCGGAGAACGTGAACCCTTGGGTGAATTCGTCAGCCCTGCTCCTGTATACATGCCTGACTCCACATAGCTATCCCAGTTTCCTATAGCGGTCTTAGCACTGCCATTATCATTTGTCAGCTTGGTTAGTTGAGCATTATTCCATCTGTTCTTATCCACGCTTGATACGTGAATAGTCGAATTTTGCGAATGAGAATTAAATTCGCTCTTACTCGCTTGTTCAACATTTACTACATTCCCTAGACCAACCTGCGCCTTTGTAACACCGTGAGGGTTGTTGCGGTTCCCTGTGTGGTCAGTCAACGCACGACCATCTGCCTTACTATTCCAAGAGGTTCTCTCTTGTTGAGTAATGTGTTTAGTCGTATCTCTTGCGTGAGCGTCAAAATCGGCCTTGCTGGCTTGTTCTACGTTTGTCACATTTGCTAGACCGACTTGCTCTTTCGTCACATTATGCGGATTCTTTCGATTAGTAGTGTGAGCGTTGAACTCCTGCTTACTAGCCTGCTCCACGTTTATCACGTTTCCCAATCCTACCTGAGTCTTGGTCACGCCATGAGGGTTATTATGATTGTCTAAGTGATGTTGAAAATCAGACTTACTTGCTTGCTCAACATTCGTGACATTCCCTAGCCCCACTTGTTGCTTAGTGACATTGTGTGGGTTGTTTTGGTTTT